TCGTTTATAAGTCTTTCAGATTTAGCAGTATGTTTTGGGCTGGAGCCGAAAGAGGAAAATGGAAAGCACTTTCATCTTTGGGACCAAGATAAGAAAGAAGAATATCTGGCACATGATTTATATTTAACAGATGGGATCTTCAAGCAGGTCAATGAAGCTTTTAATATTGCAGATGAATGGATGGTTTTCGATATCGAAACGGCACCCAAAACACTGGAAGAATTGCAAGAAATTGTCCCACCATTTGACAGAGACAATGTTGCCGTACCCAAAACTTATAAGAAGCAGGAGGTAATCGATAATTACATCGATAAAGCGGAAGCAGAATACTGGCCTAATATCTTAGATAAGGCTGCTCTACATGCAACGCATAGTGACCCTATAGCTATAGGATATCGCTACTCAGATGGCAGGGTAGAAATGGATTTCGATGAGCCTGTAGCACTATGCAACAAGTTCTGGGAGAAATGCAGCGAAGTTTTGCACAACGAACTGAAAGCAAAAAACAAATACTAATTAATACAACTAATATGAATGCAACTATAAAGGGTATTTATACCACATCACAAGAGGGACAAGAATTTGTCACAAAGTCTGGGAATCTTTATGTAAAGATTCTCTATGCACTGGAGAACGGTGAGTCATTATATGATTCTGTTTTTCTTACTCCAAGGGCACATTGGCGAGTAGAAGATATTTTCAAGGCTGCTGGGCTGGAGGCACCGTCTGCGGATGCAATTAACACATCCCATTTCGATTCACTGATTGGCGAAGAGGTGAAGATTAACATAGGGAAAAACCAGCAAGGATATGATACCATCAAACGGTTCTATCCAAAAGCGTCACGGGCAACGGTTGCGGCTGGAGTGGATGAGGTGCCAGATGAGATCGCAGAGCAATTTGCTGATCCAGATTTGGATGAAGATGTACCATTCTGATGTCTGAAGCAGGCAAACAGTTTAAACTAAATCTTCGTTTGCCGAAGGTGCTGGAAGACCATGTTCGCAGCTTCGCTGCTGAGTATGAATTGTCTTTAAATGATGCGGTGAAATTCACCTTAATCCAGCATCACCTTCATTCTAAATTTGGCCCCATACATGGCCCCACAGATGGGGCCAAAATGGAACAATTAGAGAAAACTCAATCTGGCCCCACACATGGCCCCACCAGTAGGGCCAAACCATCCACTCCCTCGCGCGCGCCTTTACTCATGTCTACATATGTAGATATATATAAAGTAAATAATAATAATAGTATTATTTTTTTGTCTGAGAAAACTCAGCAGGCATGGCAGGAGTGGAAGAAGTATCGAGGGATTAAGAAGGCCCAAGAGAAGTTCCAAAAGAGATATATTGATAAGGTGCTGGCGAATGAAACGGAAGCCCAATTAGTCGAGCGATGGGAGAGATCTATTTCCAGTGGATGGAAAGGATTCGTTTTCGATAACGATTTCCAAGACGAACAAACAAACACAACTTACTCGGAGGATGATTTATGACATTACAAAAGATTGGCAATGTGGTCCCAGTGGCAAATGTGCCAGATGTGGATTACGATGATATTGTCGTACCATGCAGGGAATGTGAAACTGATGTACCCTACAAGAGCAGTGTATTAGCTGCTTTCGGAAACAATAAAAGGATAGTGGTATGTGATGCTTGCTGCGATGCAGCTAATGCAGAAGAGGAGGCAAAACCAAAGCTTCCAATGATTGAGAATTATATCTCTAAGATTTATCTGGAGACTGATTTCAAGCTTCTACCAAAGCAGGCACAAAATATCTGGCGGTATGGATACACCTATGAACGCGAAGATCCAAAGACTAAAAAGAAGGTAAAGTTTGAGTCTAAGAAATTACAGGACTGGCAATCAGTAAATGGTAGAGGTGTTTATATTCTCGGATCAAGCAGAACAGGTAAGACAAGAACACTTTCATTGATTCTCCAGCATGTGTACAAATGTAATATTCCATTCAAATTATTTGAGGCTGGCCAATTTCATTCAGAATTAGTCGATGCTAAGAAAGGATATAATTTTACCGATTGGAGAGATCAGCAGATCAATATCCCTGTACTGGCCATAGATGACCTCTTTGCCGAGAAACTGACCGAGACCATACAGTCTGGATTATTTGAGATAATAGAGGGCAGAATGGCCCGTAAAAAGCCAATTCTGATCACCACTCAAGTGAAGAGATCCATGGCAGTGCAACAATTCAGGGATCCACAAAGAGGAGAAGCACTTCTTAATCGATTACGGGAATCATGTGATCTCTATGTTACCAATCAAGAGGTCACTCAAGATGAAATAGAGGAGGATAAGGAATGAGATGGAGAGATTTACATGGTGATTGGGGATTCATTCTATTGATTATTCTAATCGTATTAATCTGGGGATATGCAGTAAGTAGTTGCTCAACCAATAAATGCGGCCAACCCCATTGCGTTGAACCAAATCATGGACCTTGCCCATGGCACCCAAATAGTCATGGCAGGTAGATCAAAGATAACTGAAAGGAAGATTAAGAACCTTGAACTTGGTGCCCTCAACAAAATCATCAATGATAAGGTAGATATCGTTCTTGATAAGAAGCATCCACTTGCACTCGTAGAATCAGATGTAGAAGCAAGAGATGCACTCATGGATCTTTCCCTAGAAGATTTCAAGAAGCATTGTGAGTCAAATTTGAGGCTGCTGAGTGACAAGTCACTTCATCGAATGATTAATGAATTGGATAAGGTGCCTACGCATCGATTACCAGCACTCTATCAAATCATCAATGATGCACTGACAAGGCTACAAGGCGAACCAACCCAACGCATCGAAGTAACTAAGAATAAATTCAATCAAGATAACTGGGATGAGTTTATTAAACAATTACCCAAAAAAGCGGAGGTCATTGAAGATGAAAAAAAGGGAAGCAAATCCATTCCAAGCACTTGAGTTCTGGGAGGAAATAATACCGAAGTTTACTAGAAAGGATTATGAACAGTTTGCCAGAGCATATGATGAAGTCTGGCAGAAAGGACAATTAAGATATGAAAACGGAAAAGTCGTTAGAACCAATATCAAGCGATATAGACCAAACAATGGATATAGCTGCGACATTTGATGAAGCACTGGAAGCACTTGATATTCTTATCTCTCAGCAAGGTAATCCACGCATTAGGGATATGCATAAACATAAGATAAGGGATTATTTGCTTAAACAGGAGGAAATGCTTAATACCTATCGAAATGCAGCCAAAAAGCCTTTAGGGGCCTTGTATGAGCCTGTAAACGGCAATTTTACGAGACTAGAGCATATTCGATTGCTTGCGGTTAAGATTGAAGGGTTATCAGAGGAGATTAGAAGGTTGGAAGGGCAGCTGAGTTATAGGGAATGAAAATCGGTTGCAGGTATCCCCAGCGGCCTGTGCCTCGCGCGCGTGTAGGCCTTAGATCGGTCCACAAACCTTGCCAAACCTTGCCAAACCTTGCTGTAACCAACGGAAGCCCAGTGTTTATGCAGGTGTACAGAGGATTAATTGTCCCCTGCCTACCTCAGATGGACCGTGGGGGGGGTAGGGGGGGTGGAGATCCACATATCTCAGACCGTTTGGCATAGAGAAAAATTTTAATTTCAAAAAATGAATGAATTAGAACAGAAAGATTACCTTGAATGCATATTCGATCACCTACCCCCATGTGAGGTAGAATTACTAAAGCTTAGATACTATGATGACCGTACCTACACAGACATTGGCAAGAGGTTTAAGGTTACTGGTACGGCAGCACGGGTTTCGATAGATAAAGTTCTTATGTCATGTCGTACTATTGTGGGCAGTATTGATAAGGGTAGGGATGTAATTACAGAACCGTCTTTATCTGAAAAATCTAATTTTTCTGACGGTAAGCTTACGGATGCACAGGTTGCAATAAGGAAGAAAATGGATGAGATCCGAGACAGGACTGAGAGTAGGGGCGAGAAGCGGCAGCGGATACAGAGACAGGATGAGAAGCGAAGAAGGGCAAGGAGAAGGGCAAGGAGTAGGGCAAGGAAGGGACGAAGAAGGAGATCAATGGCAGCGAAAGAAGCGGCCCGTTTTAGGAGAATGCTTGATCTAGAATTGAAGAAAAGGAAAGAAGCGGAGTTATTGGCTCATCTTGAGTGGCAAAAGGAAGAGGACCGTAAGTTCCGAGAGAATAATTATCCTAAAGATTTTATAGGTGCAGATGGATACAGGTACACGATTTGGGTGCCGAAAGGTAAGAGTATGCCATTCGATATTCCAGAACCTTACAAGAGAGGATTCATTCCACCTGCACGATCATTAAAGGGAATATCCCACAACCCAATAAAAAAACAATGAAGATAACAATAGAACTACTCGATCAAGATGTATCATGGGAGCATAGCATGTCTGATGACCTGCCTAGTGCAATAAGTGGATTTAAGGGTCTGCTTGTAGGATTAGGATTTCATCCAGTATGCGTAGATGAGTGTTTTTCCAAGGACACAGAGAAATGGGATATTAAATTAAAGAAAGGAAAAGAATGGACCACTACGAAAGACTAGCGGCTCGATATGTTTTCCTAAAGCAGGACTCCAAAGTGATATCTAAAAAAATAAAAGATCTTACTGAGAAGAGAAAAAAGATGAACAGGGAAGCCAAGGCACTGGGTGATGTTTTGCATGAGATGCGAAGATACTCGGTATCTACACTTTTTGATCATTGGTCAGAGGAGGAACTAGATAAGATGATTAATAAAGTTATAGAGAAAATTAAATGAGTAGAGATTTTATAAAAGCACTTAGAGATTCGCATGAATATGTTAATGCTTACGCTGAATATTTACGGGGCAAAAAGAATTATGCGGTTACAATAAAGCCGAATAAGGAGAGACCGAGTAGGGAGGAGTGGATGACCTTTGTAGATGATTGCGACTTAGAAATGCATCAACCAGTGGAGGTTAAGTCAACAAGTAGGGTAGATGGTTGGCCAAATGGACCGAGTGATTGGCCTTTTGAGAATGTCAATGTGATGGCAGTACATGCATGGGAATCAAAAGATCCAAAGCCTCATCATATTGCGATAGTGAGTAAAAATAAGATGTATGCAGTGATCATTATGGCCAACACATTTAAGCATTGGACGGTAGCAAAATCTGCTGACGGAACAAGGGGAGGGGAAGAGCAGGAAATATACCGCTGCCCTAAAGATAAATGTATTTGGATAAAAATTAAATGAAGACAGAAAAAGAATTGGCAAATGAGTTAGGTATTGATCGTAAGATGCTGGCTGGGTGGAGAAAGGACGGTATCGTTGCGACTAGTAGCTGGGTAAAGATTAGTAATCAGATTACATATCATGAGGAAGGTGAGCATGAGGTAAGGAATATTGTACAGAGGGAACTTTGTGCGGATGAATTATCTGAACCGCTACCAGAACCAGACGGTCCACGGGAGATGGAGATTACTAAGATCCCATTGAATCCAAAACTGGTCATGTGTGGAGACACACGGGTTAGGGTGAGAGAGAATAAGAATTTTTTAATTGGGATGAAACTTAATGCTAGGCCGCCTGCCACTGGTGAGCAGGTTTGGGTGATGGTAGGGAGATGTCCCAGATGGAGAGGGAAATACTAATGAGTAGAGAAAGTGAAAACATTGTTGCCCAGTGGGAAGAACAAAAACGCATGGGAAAAGAGAAGAGTCCATTGGAGCAAATTTTGATCAAAATGATTAAGTCTCCTGCACCCAAGAAGAAGGCACCTAAGAAAAAGAAATGAGTGATAAAGTACATGGTGGAAAATGGTTTAATGAAAATAATGATTACAAGATTATGGATGAAGCTTTATTAGAGTTTCATCATTCTGCTAGAGAAAAATTCTTAAAGGGTATTGAGGAGCATAACCCAGATGGAACTAAAGGTTTAGCCAGAATGAAGTCCAGTGATTTGATTGTGTCGATAAAAGAGGAAATCATCGACGCATGGTTTTATCTATATGAACTTGAAAGAAGATTAAAATGATGTACTGCAGGGAGCGTAAGTTTTCTAATGTGGAAAAATGGAGAATGCTTAGATTTCTCGGTTTTCATAGGAAAACTGCTGAACTGTTACATCCAACAAAAAGGCAATTATACAGGGACTTCTGGACCCATGACACTTACGGTGGGCATTTTTCTACATCTGAAGCAGTAAAATTAGTCAAGGGAATGGAAGCGAAAGAAGCACAGGTGAAATATCCAGTCCCTTTTAGTAAACCAATAATAAAAAAATGATACAACCTACACCACATCCATATTTTCGGCTGCCTACGCAAAAGGAAGCGTTGGAAATGGGCCCAGAGAGACTAAGTGAAGTGCTGGATAAGAGAGAAGAGGTAATCCAGCAGTCAATTAAAGATCCTTTTCACCATGGTATTGAGCCAGATCACTGGAAAATGGCAGATGAAGAGTTTTCTAAGACTGATGAACTTCTTATTTTGGGAGGGAACCGTAGTGGCAAAAGTGAATATGCAAGTAAAAGAGTAGTAAAGTGCATAAATGATATTCCAGAAGCGAATGTGCTTTGTATGCATACTACCGCCAGCACTTCGATTGAGCAGCAGCAGCAATATATCTGGAAATACATCCCCAGCGAATGGAAGGCAGCTAAAAAGGGTAAGGTTACAAACATGACTTTTTCTAAGAAGGGCGGCTTTACTGAATCATGTTGCGTTGCTCCTAACGGTAGCCGCATCTTTTTCCGTAATTATTCGCAGAACTTGGATTCTGGTATCTTGGAAGGTTCAGAATGGGACATGGTATGGATGGATGAGCTTTGCGGATTAGACCATGTGCAGGCCTTGCGGTTTAGATTGGTTACCCGTGCGAGAAAACCAGCACCGAATTATCCAAATGGATATCCTTGGCGAGGCATGTTGATTACATTTACACCCGTGAGTGGATATACACCTACCGTCCGAGAATATTTACAAGGTGCAACGATGGAAAAGTGGGGTTGGGCCGATGAAGATCTCTTGGAGAAAGAAAGGGTGCCAATTATTGAGCAGCCGATCAAAGAAAACGCAAAAATTATCTATTTTTGGTCCCAGTGGAACAAATTTAATGATTACACCCAGTTAAAGCGGACCTTACGGTCAGATCCTAAGACAAAAATTTTGATGCGAGCGTATGGGCGGCCAACTAAGGTCCAGTCTGGCCAGTTCCCTCGTTTTTCGGAGGCTCATCTAGTAACTGACGAACAAATCCCAGAAGAGGGGACTAATTACATGATATGTGACCCATCTCACGGTAAAAATTGGGTTATGATTTGGGTACGGGTTGCTAAGGATGGAAAATGTTATGTTTACCGAGAATGGCCGAGCCAAGTGGAACCAGTAAAAGGTTTTGGATTTCTTGGAGAGTGGGCCGTGAGCGGAAAGAAGGTAGATGGTGACAAGGGACCAGCACAAGAACCATTAGGATTTTCTTTAAATAGATATAAGGAAATGATTGAGGATGTCGAAAAGGATGAGGAAATATTCATTCGGATTATGGATAGTCGATTTGGATCGGCTCCTACTCCTACGAAATCTGGTATGACTACTTTAATTGACCAGATGAGCGATATTGGCTTACATTTTGAGCCAAGCATTGGTGTAAGGATTGAGGAAGGTGTAACCATGATCAATGATTTACTAGATTGGAATGATGAAGAGGAAATAACGGCCATCAATTGCCCCAGATTGTACATTCATAAAGACTGTAAAAACCTCAGATTTGCTTTGTCAACATGGACTGGGAAGGACGGGCGGCATGGAGCCTGCAAAGATTTCACTGATGTCTTACGCTATTTTTGCCTATCTGGACCAACCTATTTGGATCCAAATGATGCCATTATAAGCCAAGGTGGGGCTTATTAGGTATAGCTTACTACAGATTACTACAGAGTTGTATAGCTTTGTATAGCTTACTACAGCTTACTACAGCTTTGTGTATTCCACCTTATTCCACTTTATTCCACCTTATTCCACCTAAGTCCACTTTAGATTTACAAGGATTATGACATAGGAAAATTATTATTTATCTTGCTTACTGAATCCCAATAAGTAAAATAGTAAACATGAACAATCAATTCTTACATCAATCCGACATTGACGAAGTGGTCAGTGAATTACTCACGCACTTTCAATTCAATCTAACCTCACGATCAACGGTTCACGAAATAGCAGATAAGGCTCAAGAAATCTTGATTGATAATCACCTGCCAGATCGCAGATCACTCGCAATCGTTATCGCTAAACAAGCAAAGGCCCGTTTTGTAGGCCAAATCGAATCCACCAAAAATCAAATTGTATGAAAATTGAAACTATATGGGAGAATCAAGACAACATCCGCTGGGAGATTGTCAAAAGATCAGCAAAGGCCAGACATTACCATCAGCGAATCTGGTCAATGCTTAAACATATTGCAGTCACCAAAGGTCACCCCAATGGAGACAATAAGCAGAGTTTGCTCAAATTATTACGAGTAAATAAACAATGGCCAGTTAGTGGCACTGTAACAGTAGAAAGAATTGATGACGGGGCGGTTTTTGCACTGGGTCACTCTTTTAAGCAAAATAAATTTACTATCAAAGAGATCCGAGCCAAAGCAAAGCTTGTGTCATAAATCTATTTATCACTTGCTTATTGCATCCCAGTATATAAGATTTATACCATGACTACTTCTACTTCTCACAATTCACTTGAATGCCCCTATCAGTGGGAGTCTGGATATCCAGAAGGTGTTTCCATCGCATGTGGCGGCACTGAGCGGCCACAGAAAATTGCAGGCAAGTGGTACATCTATGTTTGGATCTCCACCTTACAGTTTCACCAATATTACTGCTTCAATGACGATTTGTTCTACTCGGACAAATACTTTGAGGAAAACATCCGCAACCTATGACCATATACGATCACCTCATATTACTCGGTCCTGCAATAGCAGTGACCATCTTTTTATTCACCATAGCAAAGGAATTATTATCCAAATGAAAATCACATTACATCACCAAACATTCACCCTCAAGGAAGGCACTAAAACCGTGTATGAACTTGAGTCAGAGGAAATTTCAGAGGTTACCTCAGAGCAGCATATCAATGCAGTAAATGCGGCACCATACTTTCGCAGGCTGGGCGGCAGCGAAACCCTTACCCGTGAATACACAAAACGGGGTTATCAAGTCACTCAAATTGTAAGCAAATCACCAGACCGTCAAACCAAGGTCATCAGAAAATATACATTCCAATGAGCGATTACCCACATTTACCAAATTCCCCAGAGGAAGAGATTGCATATGCCAAGCAGCAATCTTTTATTGAAGAGTGGGAAAAAGATATAGCTAGGCAATCGACACAAAAGATGGATGTGCCGAAAAACAAAAGTTTTATCGACATGACCTTAACGGAACTTAACAAAATTATAAAAAATGAAGACTGAAATCTTACAACGGGTATGCGAAATCTTAGCAGTGCCTATCTTGGTTGGTCAAAAAGATGAGTTTGTTATGAAGATCTGCAAAGACATTGCTAACGGAAATGTCGTTTTGATAGATAGCAAAAATCATAGCATTTGCTCATTGCATCCCACTAAACAAAAACTATAGTTGTGGGATATGACCGAGGAAACCGAAGACAAACCCAAGCTGGGGTGGGGTGGGCCAAGACCGAATCAAACTGGCCGCCCTCCAATGCCAGAAGAAATGAGGCGAGTACAATTGCGTACCCGTGTTTTACCAGAAACTAGAGACTACTTAGCAAAAGATGATGAAGGCATGGGCAAGGCCATCGACAAACTTGTCCGACTACGCAAGCGAAAAAAATAAGTTGACGGGTTGACCGTCTGACACTATTTCCTGCAATGGCAGGAAAAAATGAACCGAGTAAAGCCTTACTGAGGCGAAGAGAGGTCATGGATTGGTTGGGACTTGCGGACCATGAAATGACCAACCTCATTAAGGATGGTGTAATTAAGCCTAAGTACTTTCGTGAAGGTGCAAGGGCTTTTTTCGTAAAACGAGAGATTGAGAAAACCATGCTGGAACCAGCGGAGGTGCCAGCATGAGATATCAATATAATTCTGAAAAGAATAAGGCCCAGAATGAGCCTGATGTTGCCCAGCTACAATCTGAGCTTACTGACATCTTGGAAGATGCTGGCCGAAATCTTCGCAGGCGAGATGACTTTGATGATGTAAGATATGCTCGCTGGGAAGGTCAATCAGATGATGGCCGAAAGCATGAAGATGAAATAGGTGCCAGACCTACACCATGGGAGGGTGCCAGCGACATTCATATGCGATTGGCCGACAGGTTAATCAATGAGCATGTGCATATGGCACTGGAAAGTTTTTTCCGAGCAAATATGTCAGTTTCTGGAATAGAGACAAGTGATCAGAAAAAAGCAGCCTACTGGAGAGATTGCTTGGCCTATTTCTTAGAGCAAAGGATGCTGCCAGAACTTCGCAGGGAAGTAGAAATTCTTGCACAGGAAATGTTTTCTGGATCTCCTGCTATTGGAATCTTGGGTGTTTATTGGCAGCAAGAAACCATCATGCGAATGAAAAGTTTTAGTGTACAGGATGTTGTACAAATGGTTTCCGAGCAAGGTGGAGATGAGGAAGCTGCCCAGCAGATTTTAACAATCCTGCAAGATCCAGACATGGAGAAAGATGCCATGGGTCTACTTATGCAGCACTTTGCAGGTGTTAAGGAAAAAGTATTATCCAAAGCATTAGAAGAGTTTAGGGCCACTGGTTCAATGGAAGTGCCTACGCCAACTATTCACGAAAACCGTCCAAGGTTTGTTGCCCACAGATTGTACGAAGATGTCTTTGTTGATGCAAATTGCACGGAGTTAGATCGAGCTAGAGTAATAATGCGTAGAGAGTGGTTAAGTGAGACTGAGCTACGGGACAAAATTATTTCTGAAGGATTCGATGAGGAATTTGTCGAGCAGGTTTTGGAAAAATCAGAAGGTCAGTCTGGAGTGGCCGAATATGATTATCGAAATCCTATCCAGCTTGGGGTCCATACCATGGGTAAGGGTGTAGAGGGTGACTTTAATGACCTTTACGAAATCTTTTATGCTTACCATAGGGTCTATGATGAAGACACCAATGTACCTGCCATCTATTGCACGGCATTTTCATCACATGTTCCAGACCTCTATGGTAAGCATGAAATTTTAAAATATGGCCATAATCAAATGCCGTTTGTCCTGTTTGCACGGGAACGGTTATCACGGTCCATATTTGATTCTAGAGGAATCTCTGAACTGGTTGCTACCAATCAATATGAAGCAAAGGTGCAAAGAGATCTTAGAAATGATGCAAGCCAGATTGGTGTCATACCTCCCTTGCTGGTAAATGCTCGTAGAGCAGGATTGAATCTGATGGTTGCCCCTGCATCTCAAATTACTATATCTCGCCCAGATGATGTTGGTTGGCTCCAGCCGCCCCCTCTTTCGCAAAGCTCAATGGAAGCCGAGCAGGCTGCTATAATGGATGCAGAAAGATACTTTGGGAACCCAGATAAGCCAGAGGCCCGTCAACTATACCAGCAATGCATGGTGAACCGTTGGCTGGATTCTTGGAGGGAAGCATTCTCACAAGCATTATCTTTGTGCCAGCAATACTTGGACCCAGCTTTTGTTTCTAGAATAACTGGAGGTCCAGTTGAAGAGATTGCAATGAAACAGGAAGACATCGAGGGCAGATTTGATTTATCTCTTAGATTCTCAGTTGATACATTAAATCCAGAGTTTATGGAAAAGAAGCTCGATGCGGTGACTAAGCTTACTCAGTTCGATGTTACTGGTGCTTTAGATAGAAATAAGCTGCTTGAGATTATTGCTGAATCAATTGATCCAATGTTGGCCAAGCAGGTCATTATGGACAAGCAAACTGCTGCCCAGAAAGAAATTGATGATGAGCAAAATAGCTGGGTCAAGATTATGAACGAAATTGAGCCAATTCCAAAAGAAGGAGTAAACTTTCAGCTTCGTTCGCAAACTGCCCAGCAGATTATGCAGCAATCGCAAGAGTTCCAAAAGAAAGCATCCGAGAGTCCGTTAGTTAAACAACTGGCCGACAATCGCATGAAATATCTTCAATTCGGTATCCAGCAGCAGGAGAATGCACAGATTGGCCGAGTAGGTGTTAAGCCAGTAATGGGAGGAGGTTACTAATGTTTTGTTTCTGCAAAAAGAAAAAAGCAACGATAGTCAAATATCCAGAACCTATGAATGGTGAACAGGTTGCAAAGGTGTTTGCCGAGCAGGGTAGAGACTCAAAATTGTGGCAGGCATTAGATTCAGTCTTAGACAACATGCTGCTCGATGCAGTGAATGATGTATCAGACCCAAAAAATGATGTCACTAAATTCGCTCATGCTGCTGGCCGAGTGGATGCCATATCTGGAATAAAATCACGAATTGAAGAATATAAAAAATGAATATAGATAAATTTAATTTACTTAATGCACATTATGAATCTGCATGTAAGAGCACAAATTATTTAAAAGATTATTGGAATAAAGTAAGTGGCATTTATGTGAATGCTGGCTACTCTGTTTTTCAAGCTGGGTTGTTATCAAATGATTTTGATGAACATCTAGATCTTCAGTTTGCTAGAAGAAAAATAAATCCTAGCAGAAAAAATATTCTCGATGCAGGTTGCGGAATAGGCACTTCTTTGAAGCACATGGCTGGAGAAAGACCAAATGCTAGTTTTGTGGGCTTGAACATATCAGATGTGCAAATTGAAGAAGCAAGTAAAGATTTGCCAAAAAATGTAGAGATATCCGAGGGTAGCTACGACAATATGCCATTTGAGAGTGATACATTCGATTTAGCAATTTTCGATCAGTCCATAGGGTATCGTCCGTTGATTAATACTTACTCTGAGGTTCGTAGAGTTCTTAAAAACGGTGGCAAGGCAATAGTAAGCGATATGTGCCAAATAGATGATCCAGACCCTGAGTATTCAATGCAGATAAGATCACTGCAAGAGAACTGGCACTATATGTGTTACTCAGTAGAATATCATTTAGCTGCTGCCCGTGCAGTAGGATTAAAGCCAACTTATTTATTAGATAACATGAATGTGCTGCTTGATTATTCAAAGTGGCAGGATTTAGTAAATGATAAGCTGCATGAGTTTCACGGGAATTGCCCGTATGCACCTATCAAAGTTTCTGAATTTCATTTTGAAAAAAATGCCTAAGAAAAAGAAAAAGGTAAAAGAGACTCCAGAGCAGCAGGTAAAAAATGCTCACCGTAATTTCTTGGAATACTGGGTCGAGGAATCAGATATTGACGAAAGTAGAATCGGAGAAATTGTTCGTGAGGACACTAAAGAGTGGCTTGAGGAATATGTGATAGATTTTGAAAGTCATATAGATTTTGAGGAGGATGACGATGCCGAGGACTAAGAAGAAAAAGGGATCGGACGGTAAAGCCTGCTGGAAAGGATATCGATTTACAGGGACCAAAAAAGGTAAAGACAAGTGCGTAAAAGTTAGAAAGAAAAGATAATGCCTTACACAAGAAAAAAGAAAGTTAAGAAAGCAACTACTAAGGGTAAAAGAAAAGCCTGCTAGTGAAGTCTTTTGTTTTTGCGAGTGATCTGCATGGTGACATGCAAGATCCAGATGCGGTTTCGGCCCTCTATAAATTTACAGAGGAGTTCAAGCCAGATGTCCGAATATTCGGAGGTGACCTATTTGATTTTTCTCCACTAATGAGGGGTGCAGATCCAGCAGAGAAAAATGCCAGCATGGAGGCCGATGTTGAAGCAGGCATGGAGTTTCTCGGAAATTGGGAACCTCACTATTTCCTGCTTGGCAATCATGATGACAGGTTATGGCAAACGGCAGAAAAGCATTCTGTTGGAATTGTACGGGATACCGCGCGTTCTGGCATTAAGGATATTACTAGCAGATGCAAAAAGTTGAAGTGTAAGATATTGCCTTACAATGTGGATAAGGGTGTTCTTGAGTTAGGAATAATGACATTTGTTCATGGCTACTTTCACGGTGCCGTTTCCGCTTGCAAGCAACATGCACTAACATTTGCCAAACAGGGTGGATGCTGTGTTCATGGGCACATTCATTCAATTCAAATGTTTACGGTCCCAAGGCACAAGGGTGGAGCAGCATTCTCGGCAGGATGCCTTACGCAAACGGAAATGGGATGGAACCGTGCAAAAGTAAATCGCTTGGCCCATGAAACAGGCTGGGTCTACGGTTATTACTCAAACAAAAGTTGGCAGGTCTATGTAGCCAAGAAATTTGATGGAGAATATATATGGCAATAAACTGGGCCAAAGAATTGCAACAGGTTGAAAGAATAAATGAAAATATTCCAGAAGGGGATGACTGGTTTACATCAGAAGATTTTAGAGAAAAATCAAATATAGGAATAACTAGGGCCCACAAAATTATTAAGGAATTAATAAAAGAAGGTAAAATAAAGGTCCACAAGGGTTCAGCATGGAATCCTACACAAAAGCAATTGACTAGAAAAATTTGGTACAAGTTTGTTTGATGCAACTCCATGCATTTAGGAAATGACTCTTGGCAAAATGTTAACCGAGCGTTCATTTTAGATTAACATTTAACCCGTCCGTTGCGGTCCAACGAGTAAACAGTTCCACCGTCAGAGAACACAAAAACCTATGGCAGATTCAACAGGGGTCGCTCCCGAAACAGCAGAAGAAAATCAAGTTAAAGAAGATTCTGGACTAGTCAGTTTCGGAGATATTGCCGAAGCCGCAGGAATAGAATCATCGTTCTTTGAGAGTGCATCACCAGAACCAGAAGAATCGACTGAAGAAGTTGAGGAGACTGAAGAGGTAGAAGAGATAGAGGAAACTGAGGAACCTCAAACCGCTGAGTATACAGAGGAAGAGGAGCCACAGGAACTGCCAGCAGAGGAATCTGATGGAGTTAAGAAACGCATTGGTAAATTGATCGAAGCTCGGAATAAAGCTGAAGCTGAGACAGAAGAGCTAAAGGCAAAAATTGCAGAACTTGAATCATCGTCTGATTCGCAACCTGCTCCAGACCCTAAAGGAATGGATAGGTTTGAGAAAGTTAAAGACATTAAAGAATTGCAAGCCAGAGAAGCAGAGGCCGAACATTTGCGTGAATGGTTATTGGAAAATCCAGATGGTGGAGAATACACTGACATCACTGGGGCAGAGCATGATGTTGAGTATGAGCAGGCAAGAAAGCTCATGGTAGAGACAGATCGTGATCTGAGAAAAAATATTCCATTAGCTGCACAAAGACTTCAGCAGAAAGAGCAAAATCATAAAGCTGCCATGCAGACCTTTGAATGGATGAAGGATAAGTCTTCTCCAGAAATGCAAGAGATTCAAAAGATTCTTAGTAGTAATAATTTTATCAAAGATTATTACGACAAAGATCCGTTTTCTGTTCTTACAATTGCCTACGCAATTGAAGGAATCAAATCAGTAAACACAAAGAAGTCTCAGCAAACAGTCAAGCAGGCAGTAGCACCAAAAGCACCAGTGCCAAATCGTGCAACCTCAATGACTCGTAAAAAAACTACCAATAAGAAGTCACTCCTGCAACAAGCAGCCTCTGGCGAAATAGATGATGCAGCCTCGTATATCGAATCATTGTTATAAAATAGGAGAAAAATTATCATGGCTGGAATAGTAGAAAGAGACCAAACTTTAAAACGCGAGTCACTCAGTGACTTGATGACCATTGTTGACAAGAAATCATGCCCGTTCATGAGTGCAGTAAAAAAGGGTGCAGCCCCAAAAAACTCATTCGTAGAATGGCCACTCGATAAGCATAAAGCTAACCTTGTTCAAACAGCAACATATAGCTCAGGAGTAAGCAGTAACTTGCCAGTTGATGGTGAAGACATCACCAGTGCTGATTTTGAGAATTATGATGACCGTACTAAGTGCTCGGTTTATCTTCAGTACACTCGCAGGGTGCCTAAAGTTTCTCGCTTGGCTAACATGACTTCTGATATCGCTGGAGTTGGTTACAAGAAGGAAATGGCAAATTCGATTGCTAAAGCTCTTGTAACTCACAAAAGAGATATAGAGAGCACTTTATGTTCCTCACAGGAGACTGCACAAGAAACCAGTTCCAGTCCTTACCAGACTCGCGGTCTTGGTAAATGGATCTCATCTAGCGCACAAGCTACACTGCCAGTTCCTAGTGATTTCTTGACTCCATCTGGATCAATCAAATCAGTAGCAGCAGCCGATGCTAAGGAAGAAGATCTTCGTGACATCTTGCAGTCAATCTACGAGCAAACTGGAGAAGCCGACAAAACTTTTTATGGTCTTTGCGGAACACAAGTTAAGAAAACCATTTCTAACTTTACTCTGTTTACTCCTCGCACAAACAACCTTGTCGTTTCCAATAGAGACACTGACGAAGGGCGGTTAAGTGCAGCGGTTGACATTATCGAAAGTGACTTCGGAACCATAACTTTGAACCTGTCTTCTTTCCTTGAGCAGGATGCCAGAGATGGATCGGCACAGTTTGATGCAGAGGTTGGGCAAAAAACATTGTTCATTCTTAATATGGCTCAGTTAGAGGCATGTTTTGCAGAAGAGACAAGCGTTCGCGAATTGCCTGATCTTGGTGGTGGACCACGCTCTATCATCGAATCTGTTTTCTCCTTGAAGTCATATTCAGGTGGTTTAGACCACGGCAAATACACTCTTTCCTAAAAGGGGTATTAGGTTAGTATATGCTCGGAGCGGAAGAAATCATAGTTGGTAAAGAGAACATCACGAAGGATGTTTGGACAGAGTTTGCCGACATGTACCGCTCCGAGCTTGCTAATGCTGAAGATGAGCAAATCAAACTTATGCAGGCCGAGAAAAGAGTATCAGGTGGAGAGAGAAAAAACTTTTCATTTGGTAGAGTTCGCATGAAGATTTGCCCAGAAGTTTTTTATTTTTGGGAGGGTAAGCTTGGTCAAGGAATATGGAAAGATAAGTCTTTCTTAAACTGGATAGAAAAGCGATTCGGTAACCTCGTAAAAATAAAAAGTGTATCTGCAAAAGTAGGAATCTAGCTTGTGAGAAGCATAGATTACGCTAAGGTCGAGACAGGAATAGCGGCCATTGCAGGAATTGATCCTAGCAATGTTCTCACGCACGAAAAAGTTCTTTTAGCCGAATACATCAATGACGCTACTCGTTACTGCTGGGATTACTATCCTTGGTCCGAGGCAGTTAAAATTGAAAAAAGGTATTTTCGCGAAGATTATGATTCCAGCTACCAGTATCAAATAAATGACGAAGTTCATTCTGCTGGAAAATATTACCGACTTTATAGTAACTCGTATAGAAGTGACCCTCCTTTTTTAGCACCAGCAGAAGACTTATTAAGTTGGTACGAAATTGGTGACATTAACGATGATCCTGAGTGGCAGGAGCAATTGTTTTACAAAATAGGTTCAAGGGTAGTATACAAAGGTGAGACCTATCTTTGCGTATCTGACTTAGGTCAAAATGCGTCTACCGACATAAAAATTGTAAATTACTTTTACGATAAAATTTTACCAACCAATAATCAGTACTGGTTAAAAATTAATCCAGTGTTGAAGCGTTACATCCCTTTTGAGCAAGATGGGTTTGATACCATAGGCACAGTATTAAGTGTTCATATAGATGACCCTAAGTTCTCAAGCGGAAGGCCATTAAATTGGACTGAAGAAAACGAAGGTGTTTTCGTTGAAATGCCTGAAAGGGATATCAATTTCGTTTATTTAAAATACAGGCCAGAGGCTCCAATTTATTCGCATGATGGAACTGACCAAAAAGTGCCCAGTTTTCTTGCACCAGCAATAAAGGCTTATGCGTATAAATCGTGGCTTATTGGAGATGGCCAGCACGAAAAAGCGCAAATTCAAGATCAGCAAGCGATTGATATGCTATTGCGTGAGGTCGATAAATTAAATCATCAACAGGACCGTGGTCAAAAATATCAAATATCGAGCGAACCATACCGCAGGGTAAATGCAAGTGCTAGTGTGCCAACTGAGCAGAGGTATGATCGAATTAGTGGATTTAAGACTAGTACAGTAAATGCAAAGCTAGGCATATTTGTACCGAATGATATTCCAGCAAGAAATGCACATAAACCATGTCAGGCATTTACTTCTAAGATACGCTTTGATACTGAATCAGATTCAATTCGCAACTATGTAAAGAAAGCTGATTCTGTTGTGCATGTAATGAATATCAGATCTTATGGATCTGGTAGGCAGGCAGTTTTATTTAGAGGTAGTAGTTCAGACTTCAAATTATTTACTGGAGCACAATTCCGAGCAACTGGAATAGGTTTTGTAAAAGGTATTGAGCAAGGCGTAATTGCTTATCACATCGGTATCAATGTTAGTCCTGTTACTGCACATCGAGAAAAGTCTCAGGCAGTAGATAATATTCCTCTTAGCATCACAACTGTGGCAGAGGGCAGGCAGGCAACAGTGAGGGGTACAGGCAGTGCCTCCGCAGAAATTAATTTAACCGCACAAGGCAGGCAGGCATCTGGTCAGGCAACAGTGATGCAGGTAAAGATGAGTTTTGTAGCTTTGGGTGAAATGGTCGCATGGGCAAGTAGGGCATCATGGGATGAAGTAAATGTACATTGGGATAAAGCAAAATGAGTGATTTAACAGGACAGGAAATAAAGGAAACATATAAAGACTTGTTGCACATGAACAATGGCAACACTGGAGTTACTTCAGATTTGTCTAGAGTCTTTGATGGGGAGGGCACGGGTAGTGCATTGTATCTTAGTGACACGGAAGCTTCAGTGATGGGTAAGGTAGGTATTGGAACTACGAGTCCTAGTCACGATTTAACTCTTGGGTCACCGACTTCCGCTGGATCGACTGATGACAGATTGAAGATATACAGAGGTGCGGACGATGCGGGTCAAAATCTTGAAATGGGATATAGAAGCATTACCGTCACGCGAGATACAAATGTATTAGCAGATCCGCAATCGACTTTTTCAATCAAGCAAAAAGGTAGTGATGGTGAAAGAGTAGTAATGCAAATCGACCCTTCAGGCAAGGTAGGTATTGGAACTACGAGTCCTGACGAGGCATTGCACATTAAAGGTGATAATAAAAGAATGTTCATCGGAAGTGATGATTATAATTTATTTTCCTTAGGAAGGCGAAGCAGTACAGAGCTAGACACGGCTTACCTCAGCATGATGGACGAGGGTGACCAGAAAGTAGTCCTAGACACTAGCGGTGATTCATATTTTAACGGAGGCAATGTCGGTATTGGCACTACGAGTCCTGAATCAGAGTTGCATATCAAAGGTGACATAACTTTCTCAGGAGGAACGACTCAAAATCAAGGCACAAGGGCTGAAATAGTCCATACTTCGGGAGTTGATGCAAACGGTGACGAATCAAGTAATGATGGGGGTTTATTATTTAGATCTTATGATAATAGTACCGCTGTTGATGCGTTGGCGATAACTCACAATGGCCATGTCGGAATTGGTACTACGAGTCCTAGTGCTAGGTTGAACATAGTTGATGGTCAATCTTCGGTCGCAAGCTCGGCAACTGGGCAGCTTGTATTGCAAAATAGTTCCACGGACGGAGGAAAGTGGGGCATTCACACATCTGCTGGTGGTTGGAATATTGGAGGTGGTGGAAAATTAGGTTTCTTTGCTGACGATAATGCTAATCAGGCAAGAATGGTTATCACGCAGGCAGGCGAGGTAGGTATTGGTACTACGAGTCCTAGTGCTAAGTTGGAGCTAAACTCAGGAAGCACAATTACAACAGCCGATCAGGGATTGGCAGGCTTGAAATTTCAAAATGGATCTTCTAGTATTTCCAATTCTGCATTTATTGACGGCAGAACTGATGTGACTGGAGCAACTGACTATACTGATAAAGTTGGGCTTGCTATATTTACACAAGGTAATGAAGCAATGCGCATCACCTCCGCAGGCAAGGTAGGGATTGGTACTCCGAATCCTAGTGCTGATGCGAATTTAGATGTTCGTGGTAGAGATACTACTTATGTCGCTCAATTTATTTCAACCTATACAGATCCAGGTCATCCCGGCTATAAGGGAATAAAAATTCAAGCAGGCATGGCTAACTCAGGTACAGCTGGAAATAATAAATGGATAGAGTTTTATAATGGTAACGGTTCCACTATTATAGGTGGTATACAAAATACTAGTAATACAACCGTTGCATTTTTTAGCGGATCTGATCGCAGGATCAAAAAAAATATCAATGATACCTCAATCAAGGGCATTGATTCAATTAAAGCTTTAAAATTGAGAAGTTGGGATTGGAATTCAACAGAACCAATGACTTCTGTTGATATTGGTCTTATTGCTGACGAGCTTGAAGAAGTTTATCCAGAGTTGGTATCTAGGCAAAAAATGAAAGGCTGGGAGCATTGCATTGGTGAAGGGGAAGAAGATTTAAAAACGATTCCAACTGAATCTAAAATTACTCTTACTCTAGTAAAGGCCATCCAAGAGCAACAACAAATAATCGAAGACTTGAAGTCTAGAATTGTAGCGCTAGAAGGTGGCAGCCCCGAACCTGACAAGGCAGAAGAACCTGCCGTGGAAGAGGCTTCAGAAGAACCAGTAGCCGAGGAAGCACCTGTAGAAGAATCAGTTTCATTAGGGGCAAGTATTTCAGGGGAGTCACTTACAGAAGTAAGTAATTCAAGAGCAGAAGAATTATAATTTTAACAAACCAAGGAGGATAATTAAATGGCACAAGCTACAGATTACACAGAAAATAAAGTCCTAGAAGGGCTTATCAATGGAACACAGATAGAATTATCTAGTGGTAAACCATACATTGGCTTACTCACCTCTGCACCAACTGACAACACTGGTGGTGTTGAATGTTCTGGGCAAGGATATGCGCGAGTCAGGGTAGGAGATCCATCACAAGGTTCTTTCGTTATCGGAACCGCAGGGTCAGCTACTAATGACGATGAGTTTCGTTGGAGCGATGCAGAAAACGCATGGGGATCAATTACCCATATTGCACTCTATGATGCAGCATCTGGTGGAAACATGTTGATCTACGGACAACTTACATCCCCAGTCGAGATTGGCACTGGAGACATCTTTAAGGTTCCACCTAGTGGCTTTACAATCCAAATAGACTAATCGAATTATTTTGGTTTGTTATGAATTTCCATCCTCTTAGCCAAGTCAGCTAGGAGGGTGGTTGTTTGCTTATGTCCGAAGGAATATCAGAGAACTCAAGCTTGAAAACCAATACTGGCTTTGCCTTGAAGCTAATTGGAGGTGTGGTGTTTTGTGTGTATTCTGGAGCAATGATTTTCGCTCGCATCAATACTCTGGAGATGGAGATCCTTCGCCTTCAGCATGAAGTTGAGCTTAATAGCGAGTTTAGAATCAAATGGCCTAGAGGTGAGTTGGGTGCATTACCAGACGATGCGGAGCAGAATATGCGACTAGCATTTCTGGAGAAGCAAGCAGGTAAGCATGACCAGTTGCTAGAGAAATTGCGTTACGGAGGGTCCGAGTGAAATGGGTGAGATACTGGTCATGTTTCTTACTGGTGGAGGCTCGACTGCAATGGGTGCTATTCTCAAAGGTGTGTTTGGGATGGTTTTTGAAGCTAGGAAGCAGAAGCATGACCTTGAGCTTGCGAGAGAAAGTCGTGCGAATGATAATTTCGTTAGACTGCAAGAGTGCCTCGCTAAAAGCGGTTCTTCAGAATCTACTAATCGTGTGCGTAAGTTACTTGCATGTATTGGTGTCAGTTCTTTGTGTTTTTCAATTATCCTGTGCACGATCTTTCCCAGTGCAGAATTGGTCGTACTCTCAAACGCAACAGGAGAAGGTAGAACAGAAATCCTTTTTGGACTCCTCAGTTGGCAATCTCCCCAAGAACCAATCCAAATCACTTCTGGCCACATCTCCCTTATGGGAAACCTCACTATCCTTCCATGCATTTTGGGATTCTATTTTGGCCCCAGTCCAAGACGATAAATAATGGACATTAATTTTATATTCCAATTGATCTCTGGTTTACTCATCGCAATGGGTGGGTTTATCTTAAAGGGTGCATTCAATTCGTTAACCCAGCACGATAAAAGAATTAACAAGCTTGAAGTAGACATGGCTCGCAACACTGCTGAGAATGAAAGTTTATTCAAGAGACTAGATAATATTGAGTCAAAATTAGACAGGCTGCTGGAGGGTCGGCATGGCAAGGTATAGGTCATTTGGTCAGCTAGATGATCCTTATGTAGAGGATGGTGATCTGAGCTTTAATGGGCTGGATATGTACACCAGTCCCACCTTGCTAGGAGCAGGTATGTTGCAACTAGCAGAAAACATCAGAATTGATGGAGGAGTTATTTTTTCAAGGAAAGGAATGACAAAGGTATACGATACCAATCGTGGACATGCCCTCAAACTATTTTCTGACCCAGATGGTAATGAGGAATTGATTGTTATCAACAGATACAGTCTGTACAACAGCACAGGTCAATTGATCTCAAATTATGGGGCTGGCCTGATCTACGATGTCGGTGAGCAAGTAATACCTGTGCAGGCATTTGAGAAGTTATTTTTGTTTGCAGAAGGAAGAAGACCAAGGGAGTGGTCAGGTGTAACAGGAGAGGACACTGTGGAGTTTAGTAGTGTGCCTGCTGATAATTCAGTAGACTTTGTTTGTCCAAATGCAGGATTCGGTAATTACATGTCTAATCGTCTAGTCGTTCCTAAAGCTGACGATTCCAGCACTACTGTTGCATTCAGTGATACTTTTGAGCCAAACCAATTTGATAATTTAAACACTTACTTCTGTAACAAGGGGACTAATGACAAAACCTTAGCGGTAATTCCCTATGCAGAAAACCAAGCACTTATCCTAAATAATAAAAGTATTCATATCATAAATGGTACGCACTTTTTGGGAGATAGTTCTACTAACTTTGAGATCACTAGACAGTACGGAGTAGCTGGGAGTAAAGCATATGTCCAGAATGGATCGTACATTTATTTTATTAGCAATGAAGGTAACATACAGGTTTTAGTTCCTTCATCCGATCCTGCAAAAGGTCTTGGTTTAGCAATTAGTAAAGTGACTTTAGATCAGGAGCCATTGAGCAAGCCCGTGACTCCAGTGATAAATAGAATTAATTCTAATGCTCTGGACAAGTGTGTGGTACACTACCACAAGAATAAAGTTTATTTTGCAATTCCGATTGATGGTGCTGTCCAACCCAATGCTATCTTAGTCTACGATTCTTTGCTAAGTACATTTATATCCCTAGATACATTTAGTAACTCTGGGCAGTGGATCATAGATATCGAAAGCTGGGGTGATGACATGTATCTACTGACTAACCAAGCACTGTACAAATATGAAGACAGTGATAGTCAGCAAGATGATACATATAATTTTGTGACTAAATTTAAGACCAGAAATTATTTACTGGGAAGTAGAGGAATTAAGAATTTTAAATCTGGGTCCATTTCTTACACGGTCTCTAATGGGACCAAGCTGAAGGTTGATGCAAACACTGTAGACCCAGATGAATCGACTACAGTGAAAGACGAAACTTTTTCCGCATCAGGTGATGCAATAGCTAGGTTCAATCTACGGAAGCGTGGATACAGTTCATCCATAGAAGTCACCTCTGAGTATCAACCAGCTAAGTATAAGAGTGTGCATCTAGAGGCATCCTACACCAGCAATACAGTGGGGGATTTTGAGTAATGGCTAATAAGGCAACAGTTACTCTAGATAATGCTCCAGTTGGGATTGAGTTTAATCCTGAGCTACTTCGCAGGAATGTACTCCCAGAGGTAACGGTTCCAACAGATCTAGTCGGTAATGTCACGATGGACACTGTGCAGATTACCAATGATCTTACAGTTACTGGAACTATTACCAGTCCGAGCATACGGACATTTCTGAGGCAACTGGATGATGTGGATGATGCCAATCCACAAGATTTATCAATTTTACAATACGATCTCACTCAAGAAAAATGGGTGGCACGAACAGAAACAGAATTTTTTGATGCTACTATAGATGCTGGATTTTCTGACACTGTTTATGTGCAAGCATTCGATTTAGATGGAGGTTTTGCGTAATGGCATATCGCAGGATTGTTTTACGGAGAGATTTTGCTAGTAACTGGCAAACCAACAACCCAGCCTTGCGTCAAGGTGAGGTGGGAGTTGAAATTGACCAGTCTGGTAGTGGATACAATCGTATGAAAGTAGGAGATGGTTTTCTTTCGTGGAATGACCTGCCTTACATCGATGATGCAGGGTTGGACATTATACGAACTGAATATGGGGATGAAGTAACATTTGAGTTAGGTCTGAACACAACATTAATATAGGAGAAAAAATAAATGGCAGCAACTGATATACTGGGAAAGATTGGTGAAAAAGTAGGATCGCAGATCAATACTTTAAGCACTGATCTTAGCACAAATTACGCAACTAAAGTAAGCTTAGGAAATACAAATACAAATGTATCCACTAATGCGTCTGACATTGCATCACTTGATAGCACGAAAGCAGATAAAGTTTCACTCGCAAACTATGCGGATGGTACATCTGTTTTTAGCTTAATTAAAGGAACAAGAGCAGAACTTGGTGAGCTAAAAGTTTCTGGTCAAATGACTGTGGTTAATACACAGACAGTTGAAGTGTCTGATAACTTTCTTGAGCTTAATAAAGCCGAGGATGGTACAGAAACAGCACAGACTTCTGGTATTAATATCAATCGTGGATCTAGTTCCGACAAAGCATCTCTGACTTGGGACGATGCGGTATCCAAATTTAAACTTCTCTTAGGTACAGGTGACGCAAATCTTACGGCAGGAACAATCGAGGCTAACCTGACTGGAAATGTTACTGGTGACCTGACTGGATCTGTTGACGCAACTGCATCAGGTAAGACTGTAAAAGTTAGCTCAGGTGCTGGCTTACTGGTCAACAATGTTGAGCTTGGTGACTATGCCAGTTTTGAGACTGAGTTCTTAGCGAATCTATAATGTCGATTCTTGGACAGATCGGGGCCAAGGTAGGGACTGAAATAAGTTCCCTGTCTGGTCGCGTTTCTGCCCTAGAGTCATCTGATAGTTATTCTGAGACTACTTATACGAATGGAGTCGTAAGTCAGATTACAACTTGGTCTACATCTAGTAAGTCCAACCTTTTGCAGACAAAAGTGTTTACCTACACTAATGGATTATTGACTCAGATTTTAGTAACCGATGGCTCAAACGCTACGGAGTTAACACAGACATTCACTTATGACTCTGAGGAAAACTTAGAATCGATTACAAAGGATTACGCATAATGACTTGGACTTACACAGCTTCCTCCCATTCATCGGGTAATAGAAATGTATTATCAGTAGTCGCTGGAACTACAGAGAATGATCTGAGTGGTTTAGTGGGGCTGACGGGTGTAACTCATTACATAAACGAAAACCATATTGATGTTTACGAGATAGCCGCTGATACAAAAATAGTAATAAATGGCACTTTATATCACGATCCTGATACTGAGATATTAATCATGCATCATACCAATGCAGGTTTGAGTAATTCAACTGCAACAAATGCCATGAATATTAGCGGAACGAATGCAAATCCAGCGTTTTATTATTATGGCACTACTCGTACTAATTCAACTAGAGGTACATCGACTAACTCAAAAAGCACGGGATTAATCTTTACGGGTGCTAGGATTTCTAATTGGCATCCGAGTGACGCTTGTATGGGCGGTGGTGGCGGTAACTCTAGCTTTGTTGGTAGAGGCGGTGTGATTTTAACAGGTAGACCTTGTACGGGGTCAATGAATCTTGATGTTATTGGAACTACTTGGAGAGGCACTACATCTTCACTTGAGTGGCGTAATCCATTCGGTAATGCCAATGGTTCATTCGACGGTACATTTGATGGAGTTGCAGTTTTGCTTCCAGCTTTCAACGCTACTTTTAAGTTTGCAAACTCGTCTATTGGTGAGGTTATTAACCAAGGTGTAATTACTTACCACACGCTCCGTGAGTTCGATGTTTCTCAGAATATTAACGACTACGACATTGGTTCAGACGGACAGACTAATCAGTCTCACCGAGAGTACGAAGTCATAAACTCCGCTACAGGTACAGATGTGGTCAAGATGTGGAGAGATACTAGAGGATCAGTAGGTCAGCGTGGAGTGGTTGCCATCAAGAAGGAAGTCTCGTTTAATTTTAAAGATGCGAGTGGAACAGCGATAGAAGGTTTGAAACTATATCTTGAAGACAATCCATCCACTTACGCCAAGAATGCGACATTTGTAAAAAGCAAAGCATTTGATACAACCAACGGATACACAGCGTCAGGTGACTCGCCTATTACGAGAGGTACAGTAAATGCCAATGGTGATATGGTTTATGATTACAGTACGCCCGAAGTCTACAATAAAACTTCAGATGCGAATGGTAATGTAGCAAAATTTGAGGTACTCACAGGAGTACAGATTCACGAATATACAACCACAGATTCGGATGGTGCGACTGAATATGGAATACATTTTCACAACGGGAGTTGGCGGCTAAGTAGTTCCGACTTGAGAGCCGCGATTTACGCTGATTGGGACACATCAAACTTCGGAAACTTTTATCGTGTAGACCGTCGTTCAGACTCCAATACAAACGCTGATGACTTCACATTTAAGTTTTGTTCATATGGACATTCATTGTCCTCCTCAACCCAAGTACTCAAAGGACTAGGTGAACTAAGTATTAACTGGGTGTTATTTGATGACTTAACAATTTCTGAGTCAGATAAATCTTTAGTGGATGCTTACACTGATATCGAGAGTCCAGAAAAGTTTTACGATAAAGCTAAAGCATATCTCACTGACAATTACGCTGGTGAAGCCGCTACAATCGTAGCTCGATCAGGAAATGAAATTGACCTTGGTTCTTATAACTTGGTTATCGATTCAAGTGCTTCTTCGGCATTTGCATTCGATGGTTCAACGATCACGATTAAAGCATCTACATTTGTGGGAAATCTGACAACCACTGGAGTCATTACACTCACTAATTCAAATGTCCAAGGTAGGTATACTGATGCTAATGGAACAAACATTGTTCTGGAATATGCAGTGTCCAATATACAAGCAGGAAGCACTCTCCAGATTTACAATGTCACAAAATCGCAAGAGGTAGTTAATCAAGTAATCTCTGGAACATCAACCAGTGGCACTTACACTACCTCGCAGATCGAGGCAGGAGATAATGTCCGTATTCGTCTGACTTGCCAAGCAGGAGCAGAAGCATTTCTTCCCTACGAGGCATTTGGTGTGGCAACCAGTGCAGGAATTTCATTCATTGCAGACCAACAAGCAGACACTGTTTACAACGACAATGGTATAGACGGAAGCACTATCACTACACTCACTGCTGACTATCCGAATGTGCAGATAGATATCTCTGATGGTGATGGGGTAGCAGACTCCAGAGAGTTGTATGCATTTGCGGTCTACCAATCCACTACACCCACTGGGATCGAGAATTGGTTTAATGCGATCACTGCAATCAATGCAATGAACTATCGCATAAATGTGAGTAATGCAGATATAAAACTTCAGAACACTGGAAGCACTCCACTAGTAATCAGTGGTGCTAGAATTTTCCGTAGCGATGGAACAAGTGTTCTTTATGCACAGGCAGGAGACCAACCAATGGTTCAGGATACTGGAGAACTCGTACAATATATATCACCACAATTAGACACTGCTATGAATAGCAATACAAAACTGGATGGGGTTTCCAAGAACACAAAATTAATCCCTGCCTTATTATGATAGATTATTGTCAGGCAGAAGATGAGGTAGCCAAAAATCCAGAGGCTCAAGATTGGTGTAAAATTGTAGCTGCTGGAAATGTCGATGCATACAATTTTGCATGGAGACTCTGGTGTTTCAATCACATGTTTGATGATTTGGTTGACCAAGATAAGCAGCCAACAAAAGAACAAATATTTTACGAGTTAGTAGAATTTGTAAAAGAAATTTCATTCAATCCATTTTACAATACTCACAAAGAATCCATCTTTCCATTGCTAGTAAGTCTGGCCAATAGAACGCTTGACGGTGATGAAATGGAAAAGAGTGAATCTGAATGGGACAGGCAAGTTGCTTGCGTTGTAAGATGTGGTGACCTCGATGTGTTTTTGCATATTGCATACCTAGCAGGCGGCTGGGACCACATGAGAAAATTAAAAAATCTAAGAACCTACGATAAGGGGGAATAAGCTATGGGAATGTACGGAGGATCTCCACCACCACCAGTAACAAATAATTACCAAGAGTCGATGCGTGAAGCATTGGAGGCTCAGATTGAATTATCACCAGATCTCTACAAGGCAGAAGCTGATCCACAGACAGGTCGTAAAGCTTATGCTAAGCTTGATGGAGAGATTCAAAGAGAAGCACTTACAGGAGCAAATGGAATCGCATCATTACTTGGTGGTGATCAAAAATATCAATTCGCGGATGGATATCGTAAGGCAGGGTATGATGCTGGTGGTAATTTCTTAGGTGCCAGTAAGCTAGAACAAGACTTGATGCAGAGAGGTAAGGCCGACAATCTACAGCAAGATATTTCTTTAGCTCAAGCAAACCAAAATGCATTAACCACTGCATTGCGAGGTGGGGCTACTGGTAAAATGCAACAAGCGATTAATAATTTTACCACAAAGGCAAATCAGACTAGCACTCCTTTAGGCATAGAGAAGAAGATGGGGGTTACTGGTACAGTCGATGCATTAAAGCGTGATGTAGGCGAAGTAGGTAGCTATTACACTGGGCAAAACGATAAGATTAAAGCAAATCGTTTTGGGCATGATGTAACATCTCAAAATGTTCAAGCACAAGGAATCAGTGCAGTCCCACAAGTTACAAGTTCTCCCATATATGGTGCTAGTCAAGTATCGTCACAAAATGTAAGCAATCAATCTGTAGGTGCAGAATCCATAGGTGACCTAGGAGGTCTAAGATCAACTCTATCAAGTCAAGCAATGTCTGACTTGGCTTTAGGAGGTAATTTGTCTGATGGAGAAAGAAGGCAAATTGAGCAGGATGCACGGGCAGCAGCATCTGCAAGGGGCAGGGGCAGGGATGTTTCTGCTATTGTTGATGAAGTGTCTAATCTTGAAAGTGCAAGAAGAGATAGGCAGAACGAACGGAGACAGTTTGCACAGGGAATTGCTGGACAAGAAGCACAGTTGCGTGAGAGTGATGTTGGCAGGAATTTGCAAGCCAACTTGGCCAATCAACAGGCGAATTTGCAAGCCAACTTGTCAAATCAAAATAGTTCATTGCAAGCTGGGTTGGCTAACCAACAGATGGATATGCAGGCTCAACTTGCTAACCAGCAGGCCAGTCAAAGAAGCCAGCAGGCTAATCAAAGTGCAGACTTGCAAAGACAGCAAGCTAACCAGCAGGCAAATTTACAAGCTGGATCAATGAACCAGCAAGCTAACTTACAAGCACAGCAGGTAGAGTTGCAAAATAGGCAAATGATTGAGGACCGAGACCTGCAAGCAAAAGGCATGGAAGCAAATAGGTTGGCACAACTTAATCAAATGAGACAAGCTGGCGAGGTTGCTAATATCCAGACGCAAATGGATCTCGGACGGATGAAAGTCGCTACTAGGCAAAACGATCTTGATAGGGATATTGCAATTGACCAAATTAATAAGCAGATGGAAATGCAGGGTCTGGGAATGGATCGAGCCGCCCTCCAGAATTTAATTAATGTTGAGCAAGCTACAAGTGCTGACGCATTTATGGCGATTACTGGCCGCCCAAGTGGGCAATCTATGACCTCTGGGCAAAGTGCATTTGGTAATGCAACTGGTGCTTTAGGTGCTGGGCCAACGCTTTACAATCCTGCACAGGGTGCTGAGTTTATGGCAAATCAATCATCTATGCTGAACTCATACAATGCAGCCACATATGGTGCAGACCAAGCAATGATGGGATCAATCATTGGTGGTGTTGCTGGTGGACTTGGTGCATTGGGAGGTGGATATTTATCCAGACCTGCTTGTTGGGTAGCAAGAGAAGTTTACGGATCTCATAATCCAAGATGGGTAATGTTTAGACACTGGATGCTTAACATCAGTCCGTTCTGGTTCCGTGCAGTTTACCTCAACTTCGGTGAAAGGTTTGCCAAGTTCATAAAAAACAAACCAAGATTAAAGGCACGAATCCGCAAATGGATGGACTCAAAAATTCAGGAGGATAAATAACATGGCTTCCCCATATTTCCAGCAAATCAGAGTGCAGCAACCTGACTTCTCGCCAATCACTAGAGGGGCAGAAGCATATGGAAGGGGTATAGGGGAAGCCTTTCGTGCGTTCGGTCAACTAGGTAGTTTGTACTTTCAAGAAAAAGGTTTTGAGCAACAAATTGCAGACTACATAAAAACTGATTTAGGTAAACAAATGCTTGGGCAAGCTGGTGTGCAAATAAACACAGATGACCCTAAAGAGACCATTAAAATGGCAAAGGGTTTAATTAAATCGCATGGTGGTTTCCAAGAGTTCCAGAAATCAATGCAATTAAAAATGCAGGAGGAGCGAAATGCTCAACAGCAGCAGCAGCAAAACTATTTATTTGAGCAACAGAAACAAGAAATTAATGCCAAGCTGGATCATTTCAATAGAATGTCTGGGGCAGTAAAGAATCCAAGAGTAGAAGAACTTGATGGAGGAATATCATCAATCAGAACTGAGATAAGCATGTATGCTGAAATGCTAAGAGATGGAGAGATTACTGCGGATGAGTATAGAGATAAATTTAATGATTTAGATACCAAAAAGAGCAGATTGATAAAGCAAAAATCTGCTATTCCAAAAACAATTCCAATGAATGAATTGGACCCAGATAAATTTGCGGCTGCATATGGTCCAGTAAATTCACCTTACCAAGCAATGCTCAAGGCAGGAGCAATGAGACAATTGCAAGAGAGGAAAGATAAAATGCAGCTTCAAAGCATGGACACTGTTGAGCAGGCTTTGCGAGTAAAAAACTTACGGGATGAAGAAAAGGCTGCTGACATGGCACCAAATTTTAGACCAGACACTCGCATAATTTTTGACGAAGGTGAAGCGATGCAAGGGATACAGGACTGGGCTAAAGATAACAAAGTTCAGTTAAGTTCTGAGCAAATGGAAAAAATGAAGCAGCAGTATACCATTGTTGCTCCAAAAGAAATATTGTCGGAAAAAAGAAGCTACGAGAAGGACAATAAGATCAATGAGGCAGATATGGTTATCCGTAATGTGGAACAATTAATGACCTTAATAGATGCTAAAAAAGATGTTGGTGATGTTGCTGCCGTAGTAAAAATGGCAAGATTACTTGAGCCTGTAGGTATATTGACCGAGCCAGACATTCAAAGATTTAGTGGTGCCCAGTCAGTAATGAAAAAGATTGAAAAAGCAATAAGTGTTTCTGCGACTGGTAAGCTTCCAGATTCCAGCAGAAAAGACTTACGAGATGCAGCGGAAATACTTAGAGACACTGCATTTAAAATAAAAATTGCTGGCACTGAATCTGCAATAAATGAAATTTCAAATTCATATGTAAATCCAAATGACCCATATTATGGAAGCTTTAAAAAACAAATAAGGGAAAGATTTTTCAGTGAAGAATACAACAATATCCCTAAAGCTTTTCTAGATACTTACGGCAAAGAAGATTCAAGTAAATCTACTAAAGATTCTGACGATGATGGAAACATAAGTATCATGCACGAAGGCAAAAGAAAGGTAGTGAAATTATTGAGAACACTACCAACTGGCCAGAGGGTTGTTTCGATAAATGGTGAACAAAAAATAATAGATCCCAAAAAGTGATGCAGGATTTACTTGAGGCCCGTGACCCTACTCCAGAGGAGTTGGAATTAATTAAGCAAGAAGAAGCCAAGGAAAACTATGTAAATAAAATGGTAGCACTGCCTATGCCCAAGCAGGGTAGTAAGATACCATTAGAGGGTGGAGGTTATACGCAAATAGATCCTTTGCTTGCAAACAAACCTTTTGAAGCACCAGTTGAAGAAGAAGCACGGGATATTACTATGGATGATATCTTGCAAGATTATGAAACATTCAAATATTTCAAACTGTCTGGTGAATTAAAATCAAAAAAGGGTGCTGGTGAAATGATCATGGATGGTGCCAAGATGATCGTTGAGGATATGGGACATGCCGCAAAGACTTGGCCAGAAAGATTTCTTTCCAATTTTGGAATAACGATGCTGCCGCTAAATGATTATATTTCCATCCCTGTTATTGGCACTCCATCTGGAATGACCAGTGAGCAGAAAAAGAAATTTGAGGAAGCAAAGAAAAGAAAACGGGCAAAGGCAGTGGCAACTCAAAACCAGATGCTGGGTGATATTAAGTTGAACACTCAAATGCTAATAAAGGGGGGTAGTAGGGTTATAGATATGCTTACCTCAGATGATGACTCGGAAGAAGATCTTCGTAGCTCATATGAATTTTGGAAGAAATTAAATGAAGTAGAAAAACATAGACAAACAATATACTTAGAAAACACTGCAAGTTGGATGACCGCAGGACTAGACCCAGAAATTAAAGAAATGATTCTTAGTGGAGAGGTCCAGCCAGATAGAAAAGCAGCCACGGGTGGTTCTATGATTGCAGACCCATGGAACTTTGTACCGTTTGGTGCAGGCTTAAAGGGCGGTAGTGCTTTTTTTAATAAAATTATGAGGGGACCGCAGATTGCAATGGTTAATGAAACCAAAGATGCAATTCTTAAACAAGCGGTTATAAAGAAAGCTTTAGAGCTTGGCGAGTATGCAGGTAAAGGTGCATTTGGTAAAGGGGCAGAAGCTGCTGAAGCACAGATAAAAGCACTAGATGGAATCATTTTGGAGAATCTAGACAAGATTCAAACAATGGCCCGTCCCCAGCGTGAAGCAATGCTTAGAGCAGCAGAGGTTTTACCAGCAGGCAATCCACTTAAACAACTTATTCAATCTGAGATTAAGGGTATACCAGTTAAGGGTAGAAGAACTTTTGGTGGAGTGGTTGCAGGTAGCGGAATGGTTGTCACTGGCAAGACGATAGAGGGAGTGGGTAATGCTATTTCTTTCCTTAAAGATTTGGCCCCAGAAACTGCAATTACTATTGCCATGAAGATGGGCATTCCAGAAGAGAAAGCAGTTCAGCTTTTTCAAAACGGCATGGCATCAAAGCTTTTAAAATACGGAGCCGCAGGATCTGGTACTTATGCACTCACAGACTTTTTAACAGATGACGAGATGCTATCTACCATGGCTACTGCCACAGTTCTTGGCTTGCCGTTTCTCGCAAGGTACGGAAGGGATGCTGCACTGCTAGGTAGAGAACTGATGGAGCCTGCCACTGAGCTTAATTACTTTCAGCGATTAGGGGCCAATGGCAGGGAAATGATCACAGACAGGATCATTGATCGAGATACATTATTTGGCACTGTTAGAAGCACTGCTGAAAAAAGTTTTAAGGCAGGGGAAGGCAAGCTTCTTAATCGCATCTTATCACCAAGAGGACAGTTATCTACTGGCACACAGGGTGTGGTAGATATGCTTAATGCCACAAAGATAGGCAGGACCGTAGAGAGTGCAGGAAGGTTGGCAAATCAAACGGCAAAGGGTGCCGCAATTGGTGGATCATTTGGATATGTCGCTGGGGGTGGAGAGCAAGAAGAAGCCATGTATGGAGGCATTGGTGGGGGATCTGTTTTCGGAGGAGGTGCCTACACTGCTAGTAAACCTTTTAGAATGGTTGGTGGGAAAAGTGCTGCCGAGATATCACAAAGGCGGCATGGTAGTTATCAGTATTTTGTCAAAAATTTACTACCCTCTGGCATGAAGGAATCATTTTCCTCAATGTCTAAGGCCAACCAGATTGCATATGCAAATGCTGCGATGTCTTATAAAGATACCGTGTTTAATTTTAAGTCACTCGGTGCAGATGGTAAGGGTGGAAGACAGTACCGTGTAGATGGAACCGCATACATAGAAGTTAACACTGATTCTGCATGGGCAATTGAACCACTTCTGCGGCATGAGATAACTCATTACCTTGAGGAAACGGGCGGCTCAAGACAGTTTACAGATCTTCTGCTAGGTAATCATCTGCTTGAGAAAAAAGGGATCTTTACGCTCGTTGATGATGCAGGAAAGCCTGTGATGAGAGAAGACGGGAAGGGCTACAAGACAAACAAAAAACTGGATGACTTTAAATACGAGTACGGAAAATTTTTCTTTGAGCCAGACAAACCAAGGCAAGAAGTTATTGATCTAATTCCAGATGATGTAATTGCCCGTGAGATTGTTGCTGAACATGGTGCTGACTTTTTCTTATCAGATAGCAGGAGATACAGGGATTTGCATGAGGGACCAACTGGTGCATTGATGCGAGCATTGGTTGAATCTCCCATGCTTAAAAATAAAACTTTGCTGCGGAGCATGATTGCCAGACTGGGCGGCACCTTTCGTGCAGATGGAACATTGCAATCACCTAACGGTGTTTTTGGGCAGATGCAAAGAATACCTGCGGTCACAGAATTAATTAGGAAATACAATCGTGAGATAGAAGGACTGTCCAAAGAGCAGGTCCAGAAAAAGTTTCCAATAGATGAAGGTCAAAATGTAATTGATATTTCTGGTGCTGAGTTTGCAAAGAATCCAGAGTTAATAGAGCAGCTACGGGCAGGGACTATAATGAGGGTGGATGAGAATGGAAACATTGTCCCAGACACTGCCATGACTCCAGCCCAGCAAAGGAAATACAATCAAGATTTTAGTCAAGCATTACTGGATGCAGTCAAGCGTAAGGATGAAGCAGATGGTTTACCTGCTGGTCATATTCGTGAGAAAGAAAATGAAAAGACTAAAGCGATATCATTTGAAGGTAGATTCATTGATGAAAGTATTATTGATGAAGTTGCATCACAAGGCGGCTGGAACAAAGCACAGATAGATTTGTTTAAAGAAATTAATTTGTCCCTAAAAAACGGGACAAATGCCAAGGGTGGTTCTGATTGGTTAATTAGTTATTTTAAGGCTACTGGAAAAGGTGGTGGGAGATATGTAAATGCAAAGGTCCAGCATGTTCTTGAGGTTCCTTACGGAATAGAGATTACGCAAAAAGGAAACATCAATATCCGCACGGTCAATGTTGATTCTCTGTACAAAAATATTGATAAAGTTTTCCGTCAGCAGCAGGCCGAGGTCACCCGTCTATTTGGAACATCAAATCCAAAAGATGCGTTCATGGATGCTATGCATCAATACCATTTAAATCATGGTGAGGGCAGGCACGGTTGGTTTAATCTAGATGCTGATCCAGCAATTGCTAAACAGAAGATGAATTTTATCAATGCAATGTTTGGTAAATCATCCAAAGCACATGTTGATGCAAACCCATGGCTTGCTGCATTAGATTCTGGAGCGAAGAGCAAGCAGCCAAGGCCCGTGTATCGCAGCCGCAGAATTGAAAGAATAGGTAAGGCTGATCAATTGACAGGGCAAAGGCATGTAGACCCTGTAAAGATCATTAACAATCTTATGCCGCCAAAGGCAGAGGATATGGTGCAGGCAAGGACAAAGTCTGGCATGGAAACTATATCTACAAGGGATGCAGTCCAACGAGGGGATGTGGACCAAATAAATATGTCCATGGCTGGGCGGCCTCAGTTTTTTGGGAAAGATAAAGATGGTAAGTTTGCTTTCTTAGATGATGCTTTAGCAAAAGAGGGTGTAGAGAAACTAGGTAATGCCCTCAAAGAAAAAGATATGCAAAAGCGTATTACCAAGGGCTGGGAAGCAGTTACAAATACAAGCAAGGCATTTAAGGTTCCCACCACTAAATCAAAAAATATTGAACGGATAGTCAAGCAAGCATCTGGTGGTAAAATAGTACACCGTCCATTTAAAAATACAGATGGAGAAGGTTTTTATTTAATCCGAGCAGAAGATGACGGATTAAAAAATGATCAGCTTATAGATTACATTTTTGCATACGAAGATAAATTGATGACCGAGATAGATGGTTATGGTACTCTCAAAGTGGATTCATCTTCTGCGCCAGAACAAGGTAAAGGGTTTGGTTTCACTGCATATCAAATCTTACTGGATTATGCTGCCGCTAATGACTTGGTTTATGCACCAAGTGCTTTATCTTATATTAATCAAATTAGATCACTTTCTGCTATGCTTTCCAGTGCATTAAAACATAAGTCAACAAAGCACTTAAAGCCAAATGTAGATAATGGTTTTTCTAGGTCAGAAGTAGAAGCATTTGGTAAAGACTACGAGCAAGATGTTGCTTTACTTGCAATGTCAGAGTTGTCCATGGTCAGAGAAAGATTCAAGGAAATTGACGATTTTGACTACAATTTTAAAACAGGTAAGTTTTCTGAATTTAATAAACCAATTACAGACAAAAGATTGCAGGAGCAATTAATGGCCGATGATCGAATTGATGGAACTTACCCAGCAGAAGATGGAGTTGGCCTTACTACTGCAAAAAGGGCAATCATTACAAATAAGCTTTTCCTTGCACAAGTTAAAGACCAAGGCCCAGTAACTAGCAAGATTTTCGACACTGGCAATATTGATGGTATTGCATACATGCCGCCAAAGCCTCCATTTCAGACTATCTCTACAGATGTAATAAAAAACTTAGAGGGTGATAAGAATGCGATTCAAGCAAAGCTTACAATGGCAGACTATCCAGAGAATCCATATCAAGATTCAGTCGCATTACCATCCCGTATGGGAGTGGTTAACAATAAAGTTTCTGGCATGTTTAAGTCCTATGATGATGTTACCAATTTGATTAACAAACTCGTAGACAAAATAGAATATTATAAGAAGAAATATCCAGAGTTTACAAAGAGGACCGCAAGCTTTTACTCAGACATGGGTAAGACTGCATTTGATATGGCAAAGTTCGTTCCAATGAAGGGCCGCAGCCAATATGACATTGCAGATTTGCAGCTTAGATTCTTAGCCCTTGGTTCACCTCGTAGTGCAGTAGCTGCCAACATGACAAAGTCTGGACGGTCAATCATGGGTCATTACACTGGGATCTCTGGGCACAAAATTAATCCAGTTGACCAGCAAGTGGCTGCACAAGAGACCGCACTGGACTGGAAGGCAGGAAAACATTTTGAGGTGCTAGATCCAGACCGCAAGGGTGCCAGCGATAAGGTAAGGAATTTCTACCTTAATGGATTGGCCGAGCTTATTGATTTAGCTAAAGCAGACACCAGTGAGGGTGCCGCTAAAGCCGCAAGTGAATTGATGCACAGGGCAGCAGTTACCTTGGATCTCATAAAGCCAAAGGAAAAGCTTACACCACAATTAGAAGCCAAGCTGAACAAGCTGCTTGACGGTCTGGCAACAGTTGACATGTGGGACATGGCAGCCAAGGAATATGCTCACCCAGCTTATGTAATTAAGTCTGGCCGTGACACTCCTAATGCTAAACCGTTTCTTTGGTCCATACCGAAGCACCGTGTTATTTCAACAATGGCCGAGAGTGGCACGAACTGGAAAGCGGCAAAGAAGGATATGAAAATTGACAGTGCTGCGGAAATGAATTTTCAGCAGGCCAACGCATTGCAGGTTGATAACATTAATAACTGGAACGAAACCACATGGGCAGAGAGAAGCAAGAAAGGTTTTGGTGAAGAAACGAAATGGTCCTACTACAAAAAGAATGACGAAGGTGGACTGACTCCGCAGGGTGGAGGACCATTGTATGATGCCCACCAGACTGTTGATGGACTCATTGCAGACATGCTTAACAAAAGAGGTCACGCTTCATTCTTTGGTAAACAAAAACTGGTTGCTAGAAATGCACAAGAGATCCTCTGGGCATTGACTAAATTTGAAAACCCACTGGAGTCTAACCAGCAGCTTGTTTTATTCGGTGATCGCTTCCAGCATTTCAAGCAGGCAATGCAGCCGCTGCTCGCTGGAAAGGGTCTAGATCCAAAAAAGATTTCTAAGGAAGCACAGGGCATCTTGGGGGCCATTCTTGACACTTACAACAAGACCGCAGACCAGAAGTTTCCATTTGAAGTGGATACATGGGGTGACTCTGCAAATGCAAAGGCAGTACAGGACAAGATCGGCCAACTTGGTGGAGAAGACAGGAGTCTGGGGGTCCAGAAGATTACAGATGCGGTAGCAGATCAACTGGGTGCCGAGGTACAAAAGATTGCAGACCAATACGGGGAAGAATTAGTGGTCCAAAATGTACAAAGAGGATTTGGAGGTTATACGGAAGATGGTGCCGCAGCAGTGACTCCTAACATATCTATGACCATGCGAGGAAACCCAGAGACCGTGCGGTCAGTGATGATGGAAATTTCCAGTGCTTTAGACCAAGCAGATGGTAATGTTTTTAGGCAGCCAACAATCATTGAACTGAATGATCCAAAGACTAAATTCAATCAAACAATATCATTTCAGACTAAAGGTCTAACTAAGCAGCAACAGTCTGATTTCTTTATGGACTTGAACAAACTCAAGGACCAAGACGGTGAAGCATTTATAACAGGGTTCACTAACACTGACGCTGGAATGTTTATTGGTGATCAATATTATAAACCTAATCGATTGCATGATGAGATTAAGGCAAATATCCAAGCGATAGATAAGGTTATGAAAAAGCATAAGGTGAAAGGGTTTGAAACCCACCAGTTGGTAGCAGAAACATTTGCCAGAGGTGAGAGGACTGGGCCTAGATCATCTTTTCAAAGAGGGGTGCATAATCTTATCAAGAGTAAGGTTAGGAATGCACAGGGCAGAAAATACAATGGCCTCCCAGAGGTGCCCAGTCAATTGCAGCGAGTAATTGATGGTATGCACAACTTGAGTAAGCAGGAATTATCTTCTGGTGAATTAACAAAAGCCAAGGAAGGGCTGGCATCTGCACTGGATCTTCTTCACATAGAAAACATTATTGATGAAGATACGCACAAGGCTCGCAAGGATGATCTCAAGGAATACACAGACAAAATAAAGGCCAAGAAAAACCCAGTGGCACCAAAGATTGAAAAGAAATTATTGCAGAGATTAGATGACCCAAAGACAACCAAGTCTAAAAAGAAAAATATACTTTGGCACATGCGGTCTGGATATTTTGGGCCGACTCAATTTAAGAACAAGGCCAAGAAAATTATGGGCGAAGCTAAGTCAATGGATTTACTATCAAAAGAAGTAAGGGCATCGGCTAAGTCGCAAAATAGTTATTTTACAACTCCAGAAACTTCTGGTAAGGTGAAGAAATGACAGATGTAGAAGACTGGTTAAAAAAGTGGGCAGAAGAGAACGGGTACAATACTAATGTACCGATCTTTAATGATAACTATAATACCATCATGTCTTTTGACATTTCTCGCACTCTTCCAGAGAACCCAGTTGAGGAGCAACAAAAACAAAACACTGAACAAGTGGAGGAAGAATCGTGAACGAGGAAGAAATAATTGAGGAAGAAATCATCGAGGAGGCACCTGCCGAGGAACAAGTTGAAGAGACCCAGACAAAAGCTGAAGTCCGCAACAACATTAAAGTTCAAGGCAATAATCCCCTCGCTCGCTAGGGCATAAACTTTATGACACAAGCACCTTGAGGTTTTTCTTGCATCTTGCTTATTGAATCCCTATAAGTAAGAGCATGAACAACAAATTAGAAACCTCAGTCATCACTAACGCATTGCATAGCTACGCTAGGCTTATTCACAACCGAATCATCCAAACCGATGATCGTGTCGAATATCTTCACGCTTTAGAAGAAGGCAAAAAACTTCTCAAAAGTGATTTAGATTTCGGAACATTAGAAGTCGTTGTTGAGCAACAAGGTGGAGTTAAACAACGCAACAGGTTCAGCGGTTACAAAATTTAATCAACCAAACAGGAGACCGACCGAATGAAACTTAAAAAAGCATTTAACCAAGCAATAGACTTTAAACTTACATGGTACCCAGAAAGGTACGCATCAGATCAAATTAAGATCACTAAAGCCACTGCCAAGAGAAATGTCAGACCCTGCTATGAGCAATATCTAGATTGTGACGGGGATGAGGTTAGCGACAGTGAACTACACTGGTACGGAGAGGGTGGAGAAATTATCGCCAGCTACGATATAGAAATAAAATTATTAACCTTGGGAGCATAATTAGATGGAAGTAGAAATTAAAATAATCGTGGATGGCAAGGTTGTATTGCGGACCAGAAATAAATACAAATGCAGTGGAACTAGGGCCCACTATTATGCCACAGAGTTTGGGAAAAAATGGGCAGCCGAGTGGGGCCATTACTATCCAACCATTAATGTAAGAACTTGTTCTTGACACTGTCTCAATAGACTCTATATAACTCAATTAACAACCAAATGAACACGGCAAGATATAGTACAGGGGACTGCAAATCCTCTATTCGTGAGTTCGATTCTCACCCGCGCCTCCATTTTTCTTTTGTAAGTGGAGACCAGTTTTTGGTATATCATGGTGGCGTGGATACCCCAGTCACTATTCGTGACAATGGTAGATTTGTCTCTCTTAAATTTTCATATAAAGGCAACTCACACACTCAGCGTTTATATGTTCCACTTGCCCAATTAACTGGATTAGACATTGAAACCGTTGTTAAAAAATTCATTCAAAAGATTGATGGACTCATCAGTCTTCGTACCCTGCTGGACTTTTATCTGGAGCATGGAACTGGTAGTCTTAGTACCCGTAAGAAAAATGTAGCTAATTTTATAGACTACTGCAAAAGAGAGGGGATCTCTTTAGATGAGCCAATTTCCATCTTATCGAAAACAGATGAAGTTGGCCGCACCCTACCAGAAAGGTGGGAAGCACTTTACAATTTACCTCATAAGTTACGGCAGGTCCGCAGCATATTTGGTCGCAAAAATATTGTGTTGTTCAAACGAGAAGGTTGGGACACTAGCGTCTTTGGGAATTTTATTTCCTTCATACCAGAGACAACCGTGTCCCAGCCCTTCTCAACTTCTGACATTGAAGTGGACCACATTATTAATTTCTTCAATGCGGCTAAAGAGGAACATCCAATATTTTATAAGATTTACCTGCTGGCATTTGGCTGCGGTTTAAGACAATCAGAAATTTATCAAGTGAAGTATGAAGACTTCACTACATTTAATGGGCAGCATTTCCTGCTGCTTCCATTTGCTACAAAACGAACGAAACTGAAGCAGCTTACAGGACATGTCGAAAAAGTTCCTGTTAGTAAACATGTTTTCGATTTCTTTACATCTCATCGACATGAGGGGAGAATTATCGAAGGTGGAGCCAGACTTCACAAACGATTCGTAAAGTTTTTAAAAACTGAGGTGGGCATTACAGAAAATAAAGCCTGCCACAGATTAAGAAAGATTCTTGGTGCAAGATTGGCAACCCAACATGGGATATATCATGCAGCCAAGCAATTAAGAAATAGCGTTCAAGTAGCGGAGAGGTACTACAGTGACCTCACCTCTCATAAGAATGAGCTAACGGTGTAGAGGAAAGGATGCGGTAAAAAGATAGGCTACTCTATAAATAATCAAGAAACTGTTGTTTCATCATTGTTAACCAACAAATCAATAACGGTTAACAATTTGACAATTGGTGTTACAAATGATCATGCACTTGAGCTAGAGACCAAGGGTCCATGGCAAGGCTCAATCCCAGAATTGCTGGAGATCTTAGGAGAATTAATCGATGGCGAAGAAGATCAACAGTAAACAAAAGGGAGCCAGATTTGAGAGGGCCATTGCTCATATTCTTAATGATGCTGGCTGGACCGCAAGAAGGGGCCAACAGTTTTGTGGGGCCAATGGGGATGCTGATGTTATCGCCCCAGACTTTCCCTTCCATTTGGAATGCAAGCATGTTGAGAAGCTGAACCTCTACGCTGCCATGACTCAAGCAATTGGAGATGCCAAGAAGGCAGGCAAGCCGCCATGCGTTATCCACAAAAAGAACCACTCGGAAGAACTTTTTACATGCAGGTTAGATGACCTGCTAAAACTACTAACCTCATTACAAAAATGAATGAAAATCAAACTAATCAAAACGAAGTGCAGGAAGTTCCCATTCCACTTCATATATTCTCTGCTCTGCTTGCTGCTCAATCGGAGTTGGCCAATCCTACGAAGGACGCACAGGGTTACGGCTACAAATACACGCAACTGGATTCGCTCATTACGCTCATAAAGCCAATATTGAGTAAGCATGGTGTAGGAATTTATCAAGCTGCTGGAAAGATTGAAGACAACACTGTTATTATAAAAACGGTTCTGTTTCACGAAAGTGGCCAGCACCTTATTGAACAGGCCCAAGTGCCAATTAAATTTGGTAGCAATCCAGTACAAGACTACGGGGCATCACTGACCTATGGAAAAAGATATGCTTTGCTTGGCTTGCTAAATATTTGCCCAGCAGATGAAGATACTGATGGAGTGGGTAGCCAACCAGCAAAGAAAAAGGCTCCTGCACCAAAGAAGCAGCCAATCAGAGATCCGCAATTGGTTGATAGAGTAGATGCCAGATTGGCCGAGCTTGCGATAATAGACTGGGCTGAAGCTGTTGGATTCATCCCTCATAGAACGAAGGAAGATCAGTTACAAAGATTCTTAGATCTTAGTGATGATGAGATCTTCGCAAAGGTAGAAGCTTGGAGAAATAAGGCAGCATGAGCATTCCAGAATTAACGACAATTGTAGCAGATGCCTACGGTGTTAAAGAAGGTGACATTAAAGGCCGAAACCGCAGGCAGCCTGTAGCTATAGCTAGGCAGGTAATCTATTACTATGCTTATTTGCTAGGTGACACTTATGAGTCTATCGCTGAGAAGTTTGGCCGCACTCATGGTGCTATCCTGCACGGTGTAGAAAAAATTACAGGCTGGCGGCAAGATGACTGGCAGACCAAAGAGATCTTGGACGGTATCGAAGCAGCTTATCCCTGCCTTTGTGAAAGGAGGGTAGCATGACTCAAAAAATAGTCGGTCATAATATATATGATTTTGATCTTCGATATTTGACGCATTGGTCAGCTTTTAACGGTGCCAAGGGGAGTCAGTTTTTGCAGCCTGTTAACGGAAGATATTGGCCGAGTGTTTACTACGATTTGATGGCATGGCATAATGCTGGAAAATACGGTGCATCGTTTATAAGTCTTTCAGATTTAGCAGTATGTTTTGGGCTGGAGCCGAAAGAGGAAAATGGAAAGCACTTTCATCTTTGGGACCAAGATAAGAAAGAAGAATATCTGGCACATGATTTATAT